ACTATAATAACTTTGGGGGGATTTTTATCCCCCTTTTTTTAGACAAAAGAGGAAATTATGACACAACTTATATCACCTAAAAAATTTACAAATGCAGTTGGCCTTTTGAGGTCATTTTTTTTATCTAAAGGTTTTGAAGAAGTACACACACAAAACCGACTATCAATACTAGCGGCTTGCGAAGATCCAGAAAATGTCGCAACGTATAATTACATGGGGAACATATGGCCCCTGCCACAAACTGGACAAATGTGGTTAGAACATGAACTATTAACACGCCCCTCTAGTAAGGGGTTTTTTTGTGTTTCCACGAGCTATAGACAAGAACCAAATGCAATTCCTGGCAGACATGAAACAATATTTCCAATGTTTGAGTTTGAAATGCCTGGCGATGTTGATGATCTTAAAAATATGGAAATAGAATTATGTAGACACATGGGGTTTCCAGAATTAGAAATACAAACCTATGATCAATGGAGTGATCAATTTAATGTAAATGAATTAGAAAACGAACACGAAGAAATTATTGATTGGGGTATGATCACAGACTTTCCAGAGTTTACTTCACCATTTTGGAATATGTCAAGAAATGAAGATTTAGATGGAGTTACCAGTAAAAAGATTGATGTAATTCTAAATGGTATGGAAACAATAGGTTCTGCTGAAAGAAGTACAGATAAGGATCAAATGAGAAGCACATTTGAAACAATATCTAATGGTGAGTATGCAGAATTATTATATAAACTATTTGGAAAAGATAGAGTACAAAAAGAGTTAGATGAATTTTTGAAATATGATTTTATTCCAAGAGTTGGTGGTGGAATTGGTATGACAAGAATGATTTCTGCATTAGACAGAATAAATGTTAAGTTAGCTGCTTAAATAGTTTGAGGTGGTGGAATTGGTAGACACGCACAACTGTTTATTGTGTGCAAATGTTTTTGCGTGAAGGTTCGAGTCCTTCCCTCAAAGCCATTATAAATACTAGTGAAGGAGATCACTATGGCAGTTAATATTAATTCTCTGAAAAGACAACCAAGTAGTTTAGATTATACACACCCAACACAGTTTAGGTTTGATATTCTAAAATTACCTAATGTTGAATATACAATAACATCTGCAAATGTTCCAGGCATTAGTATGTCTGGAGATGCAATATTGAATACTAGATTTAAAGGTGTTCCGTTTATGGGAGATACTCTTATTTACGAAACACTCAATATAACCTTTATAGTTCAAGAGGATTTAGCAAACTATCGTGAGTTACATGATTGGATTACTGGTATAGGATTTCCAAAAGACAATGAACAATTTGATAATGCTTTAAGAAATGAAATACAAACAAAGCCTGGTGCATTACCAGTAATTCCTAAACAGACTTCTAATGTAAGAAATGCACCAGTTGTAAATCCATCTGTATTGACAAGTGATGCAACAATGCATATACTATCTAATAAAAACAATCCGAAGATCAGAGTTAACTATAGAGGTCTTTATCCATCATCATTATCTGGTGTAACATATAATACACAAGATTCAACTGGAGAAGGAATAACTGCTGATGTTCAGTTTCAATTTGATTTGTACGAGTTTGAAGTATTATAAATATATTAGAGTAGGAGATGGTAAACTTTAACACCAATCCTAAGTTTCTTAATAGAAAGAAATAATATAAAACGAGTAAGTTTTACACCCCTACTCAATTTTTAGAATGGATTATTATGACACTAGATGAATTGCAAAAACAAGCAGAAAAAGATTTAAAGATTGATGACGTTGAGTTAGGAGATGAATCTTTAAAAACTGCAAACCTACACCAAAAATATTTAAATATCTATAATAACTTTAGACAATTACAATTAATGTCTGATGCACAATATCGTATTCTTTATAGAAAAAAATGGGAATATTATGGTGGTAAGGCTGATCCACAAATATATCGTGACAATCCTTTTGATCACAAAATATTAAAACAGGATATACACATATATTTAGAATCAGATGAAGAACTTATTAAAGCTAAACAAAAGACAGAATATAATAAAATCTGTATGGACTCTTGTGAAAGAATATTAAAACAAATACAAAGTAGAGGTTGGGATATTAAAAATGCGATTGAATGGAGAAAGTTTGTAGATGGTGCTATCTAATGATAGAAATATCTAAGAAGAACGAAGTATACCTTAAAGTAAACGCAGAACCAAGTATCGCAAGAACTATATCTGATTTTTTTACTTTTGAAGTTCCAGGCGCAAGATTTATGCCTGCGTTTAGAAATCGTGTTTGGGATGGTAAGATAAGATTATTTTCACCAGCTACAGGAGAACTGTATCTTGGTTTACTTACATACTTAACTAAATATCTAGAAGATTTAAATGAAGAATATTCTGTAGATGAGGATTTACAAGATGAAAAAACAATTGAAAAAGAACTACTACTTGGATTCATCAGAGGACTTAGACTTAGATCTAATGGAAAAAGTATCAAAGTACGTGACTATCAAATTGACGCAATATCTCACGCAATTAGAAAACATAGGGCACTTCTTCTTAGTCCTACTGCTTCTGGTAAATCGCTTATTATTTACGTCTTAGTAAGATACTATCAACTACTTTTAAAAGCCTCACAAAATAACAAAATACTTATACTTGTTCCAACAACATCTTTGGTTGAACAGATGTATTCTGACTTTATCGATTATGGTTGGTTAGATGCATATATGCAAAAGATTTATAGTGGTTATGATAAAAACGTATCTAAAGATGTAGTAATATCTACATGGCAATCAATATATAAGTTTCCTAAGAAATACTTTGAACAATTCGGTATGGTAGTGGGAGATGAAGCTCATCTATTTAAATCTAAATCTTTAACAACAATAATGACTAAACTTCATTTATGTAGATTTAGATTTGGTTTGACAGGAACATTAGATGGTATGCAAACTCACAGGTTGGTATTAGAAGGATTATTTGGTGGATTAAACAAGATAATATCTACTAAAGAACTTATAGATAAAAAGACACTTGCAAAGTTCTCAATACAATCTCTTGTATTATATTATCCAGAACATGAATGTAAATTAGTAAAGGATATGAAATATAAAGATGAAATAGATTATATTGTAGGCCATCAGAAAAGAAATGAATTTATCAGGGATTTAACACTTAATCTAAATAAGAACACTTTAGTGTTATTTCAGTTGGTAGAAAAACATGGATCTATTCTTTATAATATGATAAAACAAAAAACTGATAGAAAAGTATTTTTTGTTTTTGGTGGTACTGATACAGAAACAAGAGAAGAAATTAGATCAATAACAGAGAAACAAAAAGATGCAATTATCGTGGCTTCGTATGGAACTTTTTCTACTGGAATTAATATTAGAAATCTACATAACATTGTATTTTCTTCACCTAGTAAATCTAGAATTAGAACTTTACAATCTATAGGTAGAGGATTAAGAAAAAGTGACACTAAAGATTCTGCAATTTTATTTGATATTGCAGATGATTTTACATATAAAACCAGAAGAAACTATACACTATCACACTTTATGGAACGAATAAATATCTATAATGAAGAAGAATTTGATTATGAAATTAGAAGGATAAAAATAAAATGAGCGTAGATGCAAAAATATTAAAACTCACAAGTGGAGAAGAAATAGTTTGTGCAGTATCTAATAATCCAGATAATGCACATATCGTTGTAGCTCACCCAATGAAGATATATTCTCGTCCAAAGGTTACTATAGATGGTGGTATGTCTGAAAGTTTATCTTTACATAGATGGATTCATTTTTCAGATACAGAAAATTTTGAAGTTCCAAAATCGCAAATATTGACGATAACAAATGCATCTGTAGGTTTAAATAAATTTTATGATTATTGTATACAAAGAATGAAAAAAGAGGACAAGGAGCTTGTCTATCCTACAGACGAAGAACTAGATGAAATAGAACTTGAGGAAGAGTATGATGACTTCTTTGATTATTCAGATACTATGCATTGATTCTGATACCTAGCATAGTCAATATAACTCAATGTCAAGAGGAAGTCAACACATTTTGAAATTTTATTACATATTGACAAATTTGTATAAATGTATTATATTAGTTGTTAAAGATAAAGAAATGGGGAGTTATGCCTAAAAGAGCGAAAAGCGTACACTATGTTGATAATGCACAATTTCTAATAGCCATGAAAGATTGGAAAAAAAATTGTATATCAGCAGAGGAAACTGGAGATCCACAACCACCAGTTACAAATTATATTGGAGAATGTTTTTTAAAGATTGCAAATCATTTATCATACAGACCTAATTTTATTAACTATACATATAGAGATGAAATGATATCTGATGGTATAGAAAATTGTTTACAATATGCATCTAACTTTAATCCAGACAAATCAAAAAATCCTTTTGCATATTTTACACAAATCATTTATTATGCGTTTATTCGTAGAATACAAAGAGAGAAAAAACAACAACACGTTAAACATAAGATTATAGAAAATATGAATATAGATATATTGGCTGATGGTACAGATATGGATCAGAATGCTTATGTAGATTATTTACAAAAGAATTTTCTACCAGATGAAGATGTTTACAAACCTAAGAAAAAGAAAGAACAATTAAAAGGTCTTGAAAAGTTTTATAATGAGGATAGTGAAATAAATGAAAATAGCGCTAATAACTGATACACATTTCGGCGCAAGGAACGACAATTTATTTTTCAACGATTATTTCTACAAGTTTTGGGATAATGTATTTTTTCCATATGTAAAAGATAATGGAATAGATACTATTATACATCTTGGTGATATTATGGACAGACGTAAGTTTGTTTCTTATAAGATCGCAAAAGATTTTCGTGAAAGATTTATGAAGCCTATTGTTGATAATAATCTCACAGTTCATATGATGGTGGGTAATCATGATACATTTTACAAGAATACTAATGAAGTAAATTCACTTGAGGAGTTAGTAGAGGGAAGATATCCTAATGTAAAAGTTTATCCAGAGGCTACGACAGTAACATTTGATAATACACCTATCATGTTTCTGCCTTGGATCAATACAGAAAACTATTCTGATACTATGAATGCAATCAATGAAAGTAATGCACAGATTGCTATGGGTCATTTAGAGGTAAGTGGTTTTGAAATGCATAATGGTCACTTCTCTGAGTCTGGACACCCAGCCAGTTTATTCAATAAATTTGATACAGTATTTACAGGACACTTTCATAAGAAGTCTGACAATGGACATATATATTATTTGGGTTCTACATATCAACTTACTTGGAGTGATAACAAATGTCCAAAAGGGTTTCATGTATTTGATACTGAAACAAGACAATTAGAACGTATACTTAATCCATATAATATATTTGAAAAGGTATATTATGATGATACAACTATGGACTATATGCAGTATGATGTATCAACACTATCAGAGAAATATGTAAAAGTTGTTGTTGTCAATAAGAAAGATATGTATAATTTTGATAGATTTATTGACAAAGTATTATCATCATCTGGAGCTTATGAGGTAAAGATTGTTGAGGACTTTAGTGATTTGGATGCATCAAATGTTGATGATGCAATTATTAATAATGCAGAAGATACTATGACTTTACTAGAACGATACATTGATGAACTTGATGTAAATCTAGATAAATCAAGACTTACAAATATGATGAAATCTTTATATGTAGAGGCAAGTGATTTAGAACTATGATAATATTTGAAAAGGTTAGATGGAAAAACTTTCTATCTACAGGCAATAACTTTACTGAAATCGTATTAAATGAAAATCATTCCACACTTATAATAGGTGAGAATGGTTCTGGTAAATCTACTATTCTTGATGCATTGTGTTTTGGATTATTCAATAAACCATTTCGTAGTATATCAAAAGGACAGCTAGTAAATTCTGTAAACAATGGTGGTACAGAAGTGCAAGT